TCTTGTGGTGTTTCAAAGTCAGCAGCACTCAATACTTTATATACAGTTTCGTAACCCATCTTATCAAATTCGTTTATAATTCTATTTCTATATTCTATGGCTTCACCCATAGTTATACCAGCAACATTCTCACCAATAACAACCTTTGGCATTATGTCTGCTGTAATTCTAGTAAATTCAAAGAATAAGTCTTCTATATTTTCTACTTGTTTTCCATCTGAATATGTCTTGGTTTGATCCCAACCCTTTTCTCTTTTACCTGCAATACTAAACGCAGAACATGGTGGCGAACCATCTAATATATCTAACTCACCTTTCTTAATACCAGCAATCTTTAAAAAGTCTTCGCCTTTTAATTTCTTTATATCATCTGGTAAAACTGGTGTATTAGGATAATTTTCTTTATATGTTTCAATCGCTGCTTCTACAAACTCATTGACAGCTAGTATTTTACCACCTGCTAATCTATAACCCGTAGAAGAACCTCCGCCTCCAGCAAAAGTTGATATAACATTAAACAACTCTTTATTAGAGTTATCTATTACATCTTTCATATAGTAAGGTTTGTATGTCATAATATAATACTATCAGGTTTATTTAATAATGTCAATGTTACTTTCTGTTTCAATAACTACTCTAGCACCACAAGATAATATAGGCTTATCATTACCCCCATATATCATTTTACTTGGTCCTAGTATTTCTACTTCATGGCAATATGTATTTTTACTACCTTGTTTGATTGTAATAACAGGGTCATTAGTACCATTCTTTTTATTAGCACGAATCACATGCTGATTGACGTGTATGTACGTCTTTTTATTTTTCTTAAGGTAAGTATCTTTCATCTCTTTTAGTTTTGGCACGTAATCTTGTAGCCTTATCCATTTGTTTCTCTGCTTTTTTATAAGCAAGATCAAGTTTCATTTTACTAGCATATTCGGTAAAGTTCTTTCCAAGTATATGATCGTATTCGTGTTGAAATATCCGACTCATCATACCATCTAAATTGCCCTCTTGTAAATCACCCTTTTCATCTTCGTACTTAACAACTATCTTACGAGGTCTTGTGATTGTTAAGAATACAAAGGGAAATGTTAAACAACCCTCTTTCATAGCAACAGTTTCTTCACTTGCTGATATAATCATAGGATTAAAACAAGACATTTTTAAACCATCTTCTAAACCCACATGATCTCCTAATACGAACATATTGAAAGGTAGTCCTACTTGATTACAAGTTAATCCTATTCCACCATACTTTTTCATTGTATCAAACATAGAATCACTTAACTCTTTTCTATCTTTGAAGTCATGTTCTTTTAGCATATCATCACTAAAAGGTGCAATTGCTGATTGTACTCTCACGTCTGTTGGTGGTATTAATTTTATTTCTTTAGCCATTTGTTAACCTCGTAAAATTGTGTTCTTTTTCAAACTTGATTATGTTAGTAAATTTATCAAATAATATATCTCCTTTGTGTGATATAATAAAGATATTCTCTTTGCCCATTTTATTTACAATCTTAAAGAAGTCATCTGTACCTTGTCCATCTAACGAGCTATCAAATATTTCATCAAGTACCATTAAGTTTGTGTTAGCACTGTTCTTCATCTTCGCAATAGCACGCCATGTAAATACTAATGCTAAATCTATTCTCATCTTCTCACCCTCACTAAAGTTATTGTAGTCAAAGGTATCTCTATGTCTGCTTTTTACTTCTTCTTTAAATTCTTCGTCTAAATGAAAGGATACAAAGAAGTCCATAGATTGTAAATGTTGATTAATTAAACTATTCATAATTGGTAGATACTTCTTAATGATTTTAGCTTTAGCCCCTCTATCAGACAGTATCTCTCTAGCAACATCTAGGTATTTCTTCTCTTCAGTAATTCTGTTTAATTCAATTTTTGTTTGTTCTAATTGTTCTTGTAATTCTACTAAACTTTTTTCTATATCTTTATCGTCTTCATCTTTACCTTCTAATAGTAATATCTCATTATGTAATGAATCGGAAAATCTTTTAAGTTCTTTTAAAGAAGATTCTACTTTAGATATTGATATTTTGTTTTCATATAGTTTATCTGATATACCATTAAACTCTGTAATTTTACCTTCAACTTTAGCTAGTTCAGCTACTAAATCTTTCATACCTTGATTTAAAGTAACTACTTTGGACTTTTCTTTTACTATCTTTTCTTCTCTAAATGTTTCTTCTATCTTTTGAGTACAAGTTGGACAGTTATCATTTTGTTCAAAAAACTCTAAATTCTTTTTATGTGTTTCTAAATTTTGTTCTATCTTTGTTTCAAGTTTTTCTAACTGTTTTAACTTTGTTTCATATTGTGGTCTATCTGATATGCTAGTTTCTAATTGTTTATATTCATCTTCTAATCGTTCAGTCTTTCTTAAATATGATTCAGTGGCGTCTTTGTTTTCTTGTAGTTTTTGTTTCTTAATATCAATATCGCCTGTACTTCTATTCTTTAAGTCGTTAAAATGTTTTGTTTGTAATTCGTGTTTAGATTCAATTAAATCACATTGATGTCTGGCTTCAATTATTTGTTTACCTAATTCTGTTTGTTGATTTCTAGTAAGAATATCCATGTGTGTTAATACTCTTATGTCTAATATTTCTTCTACAACCTCTCGTCTATGTCTTGGTCTCATCTGCATAAATGGTTGATACGCTGAAGAACCTAATACAGCTATCTGTTTAAATGCTCTATAATTTAATCTTAATATTTGATCTTCTAATATCTTTTGATAATCTATACTAGAGGCATCTTGGTTTTGTAAAACATCATCACAATAAATCTCAAATATATTTGGTTTAATACCTCTTATAACTTTGAAAGCTTTAGTACCTACTTGAAACTCTAACTCAACTAAAGTATCAGCATTGTTTATTGTATTTACTATCTGTTCTTTTTTAATTAATCTAAATGGTCTATTAAATAACGCAAAACATAATGCGTCTAGCATAGTTGATTTACCAGAGCCATTAGCACCAATCATCAAAGTCATTTGTGACTTGTTTAGTTCTATCTCAACAAAATTGTTTCCTGTAGATAGAAAGTTTTTCCATCTAATCTTTTTAAAAATAATCATTTGGTAATTTATCTTTGTTTAAAATTCTTAAATTGCCGGACACACTTATTCTAGTTACTTTAGATTTAAAGGGTGCTACCCAATGTTGTAATAGAGCAGGAAACATAATCATATCACCTGTTTCTGGTAGTACAATTTTACCAGTAGTAGCCCAACGAGGTCTTGCTTGTTGTGTGTATTCAAACATTAACGAACCTGGTTTTCCTGATGTTCCTTCAAATTTATCTTGTTCTTTTTTTAATTGTTTTGGTATATCTAAAAATAATACAAATGAATAATCAGCACCGTGTGTATGTACAGGATTAAAGTCACCAGCTTGCATATAATTAACCCATAAATCATCTGCTTGTAATTCTACATTTAATTCTTCTATACCGTGATACTTACAATGACCATTTCTATATGCTTGTATAATAGGGTGTATTTCATTATAAAACCATTGTTGTATTTTTGATGGATACAAATATTGATTATCTAAATGACCAGCTAAACTTTTATTATAACTAATTTTTGCTTTTGTACCTTCGGTTTTTAACTTCTTAATTATATAATCAGGTATCTTTGTTTTCATAACAAAAGGACCCCAATTCATAAAATTTGATTTTACATTTGTTATTTTACTCATCTTTCACTGGCCTCTACATATAAATCTTTTAATGTTTCTTTTAATTTATTTTTATCTAAATCAGTATCTGTTTTTTCTACATAGTTACCTAAAAAGGTTAGAGTATCTTCGCCTTGTTGTAGTACATCATCACCGACAGATGCTGTTATATCTGTATTTAAATCTTCTATAATATTAACTTCGTGTGTATCTACTGTATTGTGTAATCTATCAATTAGATTATTAAACATTTCTTCATTAGTTTTATTTGTTACAAAAACTTTTACGAAGCAGTCTTTATAATGTTCTAAATCTAACTTACTATAATCTTCGTCTTTATCATTATAAACTAACTTCTTATGTATTCTAATTGGATTAGGTACTCTTGTTAGTTCTCTTGTTTCTGTATCTAGTATATGAAACCCTTTTGGACACTTATAGTCTGACCAAGTAATTTCATATTGAGAGCCAAGATAGTACACTTGACCATCATCAGATTTTTTATGAAAATGACCAGAGATAACTTTTTCAAATCTATGAAACATAGCCTTTTCTAAACCTTGTTGGTTCATATGACCAGCGTTCATTTCAAAACCCTTAATCTCTAAATGACCTAACGCAAGTTCAGCGTTTGTATTTTCTATTTCTTTTATTGAGTGGTCATAGTTATCATCACAAATCCAAGGTATTAAACAAATATCGGTGCCGCCAAAATTTACAGTAGTTGCTTTTTCATATATCCAAGGTTCTTTTATTCCATCAAAGGTTGTACATAGTTCTTTGATAGCATTTACTTCATTAGTATTCTTGTAGTAAGTATCGTGGTTACCTAATATAATATGAGTATCAATACCCTCTTTATACAATCGGTGCATAAAGTCTTCTCTAAATGTGTGTGCTGTTTTAAAGTTGATAAATTTTCTTCTATCTACTACATCACCTAAGTGTACAAGTGTTGTTATGTTATTCTCTTTAAGATATGGAAAAAATATCTCATTATAGAATCGCATAAAATAATCCAAAAATGCTGGACTATCATTCCTCGCACCAAAGTGCGTGTCGTTTAACAAAGCAATTTTCATAATTTAGTTGAATAATTTAGATGTAGATTTTCTTACTCTTTTCTTTTTGACTTTCTTTTCAACTTTTTTGATAGGTGTATCTTCCATCTTTAAATTCTTTTGTAAAAAGTCTCTAAATTGATTCTTAAATTCAGCATCATCACCTGGTTGTAGTGCCGAATCATCATAGTTACTATCCATAATTAGTTTATGTTTGATAGTAGTTTGTTTCTTTTCTTTTTGTATTCTTCTTATAAATGCGTAATATATAATTTGTGTAAAGTAAGCGAAAGGATTACTTGATTTAGCAGGATCAAAATTATCTAGGTATTGTAGACAGTTTTCGATACCATCACTAACCATATCGTCTCTAAATGTATAATTGATAAAGTTAGGTCTATAAGATAAGTGATTTGCTATCTTCAAAAAACAACTACCAATATAATCAGTTACTAGGGGTTTATCTTTTTTAGCCTTTAAAGCTTTCTTTACTTCTTTTTTATAGACTGTCATAGCCTCTAAAAATTCTTTGTTATTGACGTAATGTTCTTTTTTTGCTTTACTCATATTGTTAATATATCACCTTTCTTCATAAATGTCAATGTTTTAAGCCATTTAAAATACTTTTAATTTTACCAATCTCACGGTTGACTTTTTGAAACTTTTGTAGTACAATGAGCTTGTTGAGCGATCAGAGGAATAGAGTCTATTAGTGTACAGTCTTTGTAGGAATATCATAATCATCTAAATCATCTTCATCAAATATTTCATTAACTTTATCATTATCTTCATCACTCAATCTTTCTCTTTTAAATACGGTAGGTTTCTCTTTCTTCGCCAATGGCTCGGATTTATCATAACCCATTACAACATGCGCATAACTTTTACTCATATCAGGATTAGCATTTACAATAGTCAATATCTTATCTTTAGGAATGGTTAAAACGGCATCTCTTGTATAAGGAGACCATTTAATAAGAGCTACATAGTCTTTTAATCCTTGAGTTGTAAACTGCGGTATATATTTAACTTGTAATGGTTTACTCAATCTCAACATAGGAGATTTCTCACCAAGTTGTTGTGCTGGTAATGAACAAACTATATCATCACCATTAACTAACTTGATTATCTTAATCGGATTTGGTTGTATTTTTGCTACCATTGATTAACTCCACGTTATGAATTTCGTAATTAAAGTCTTCGCCATTGTATATATTTATTCTTTCCTTAAAGTGTTGAAGTGTATAATTCTCTTTACCATTGTATGAAATATCATCAGCTATATCATATAAAGTGGCTGCGCTGTTATCGTCTTTTAATCTTAATCCTCTACCAATACTTTGTAATTTTCTTATCCTAGATTTACTAGGACTAGCAAAAACAATGTTATGCAAGTTCCGTATATTAATGCCCGTAGAGAAAGTCCCATAACTTGCAACGATAATAGCGTTGTCAGATTTCTCGGTAATCTCTCTAATTTTTTCTCTTTGCTCTGCGTCAACTCCTCCGTGAACATAGAAGACTTGTTTGTCGGTTGCTCGTTCTCGTATAGTTTCATATAAGTTCTTTCCGTGTTTTTCTACATATTGAAATAAACATAGTGTGTTTCCATTTAGCGAAGTCGCCAAGTTTCTTATATATTTATTCCTCTTTTCATTTGAC